CATAATATTCTCCATTATTTACTTTGCCAATCCTCAATGGCTTTTTTTATACTTTCTTCTGCTAACACACTACAATGTAACTTGATAGGTGGTAGCTCCAACGAATCAGCTATGTCTTTATCTTTTATTTCCATAGCTTCTTCTATAGTTTTTCCTTTTAACATATCAACAAACATAGTACTTGATGCTATAGCTGACCCACATCCGTAAGTCTTAAACTTTACATCTTCAATAATATGTTTATTACCTTGAAGCTTACATTTAATTTGTAGCTTCATCACATCCCCACAAGCTGGTGCACCTACTATACCAGTACCTACCTCTAAATCTTTAGGGTTAAATCTCCCAACTGAATATTTATCAGGATTATTTAATACACCTTCAAATCTATCAATAACTTTTTGTGAGTATGCCATTTAAAGTAGATATACTAAATTATGTAGATGAACAAGATAATGCAGTTACCACCATAGGTTCTGCTAATACCGTAGTTAATGATGGTGGATATTTAAAAGCGTATAATACTGATTATCTTGGAGTTATGAAATATTTAAAAACATTAAATATCAATCATCTTCATATTATAGGTAATGGGGGATTTAGTAAAGCTGTGCAATACGCTTGTAAGTTATTGAAAATAAGTTATGTTATAATTACAAGAGGTAGTTGGAGTTTAATTGATGGTTTACAAAACAAAACATTATTTAATGCCACACCAGTTGATGTGATATCTATAAATAATAATGTCATTGATGGAAGACCATTTAAAGACATAGGTAAGAAAATAGCTTTAGAACAAGCTAAAATTCAATTTAAATTATATACAGGAGAAGATTATGAAATATCCTAAATTTTACATAGGGCCGATGAGTAAGAATGTCGTAGACGCTATAATAGAATTTACAGAAGAGACTGATAACAAGATTGGA